GCTACGGCCGCTCCGTGCTGGTCGACAAGTTCGGCCGCCTCATCGCCGGCAACAAGACCGTGGACGCCGCTAACGCCATCGGCGAACATCCGCACGTGGTCGTCGTGCCGTCGACCGGCAAGGATCTCGTCGTCGTCCAGCGCACCGACCTGGACTTGGATGTGGATGTGCGCGCCAAGGAGTTGGCGATTGCGGACAACCGTGCGGGCGAGCTCGGGCTGGTGTGGAACGTGACGACCCTCGCGCAGCTCGAGCAGGACGGCGTCGATCTGCGCCAGTTCTGGCGCACCGAGGAGTGGGACAAGCTCCAGAAGGACGGCGCGGACACGCTCGCCGCCGCCGCCGAAGTGCCCGGCATGGCCCTTCAGCCGTTCGAGGAATACAACTACCTGATGGTTGTGTTCAAGAATTCGCAGGACTGGCAGGGCGTGTGTGACCGGCTCGGCATCCAGCGGGAAGGCATCACGCTTGGCGGCGCGCTCAAGGTCGGCCTGGGCCGGGTGCTCGATGGCGCTCGGCTGTTGGAGGAGCTGTGCAAATCGTCATCCCCAGCCGCCAACGCGTCGCGTCCCTCGCGGCGCACGCGCTCAACATCTTCCCGGACGCCACCGTCTGTGTCGGCAAAAGCGAAGCCGCGGCCTACCGCCGCGTCACCCAACGGCTCCTCATCCACCCCGACGACGTAACGGGCATCGGCCCGCTGCGGCAGTGGATCGTCGCCCACGCGGCGGACGACGTCGTCTTCATGGTCGATGACGACGTGAGTGCGCTCTACAGTCTCGTCGGCACCTACAAGCATTCCCTCACCGACCCCCGCGATGCCGTGCGCGTGGTGGAGAACGCCGCCCGCTGTGCCCGGGGGGCCGGGGCCCGCATCTTCGGGTTCAACCAAGCGTGGGACGTGCGGAAGTTCATGCCGCAGAAACCGGTGTCCTTCACCGGGTGGGTCGGCGGCGCGATTGGCGTGATCGGCCGCGAGCCGCTGTTCGACCCGTCGCTGAAGCTGCGCGCCGACATCGATGCGTGTCTGACGTCGTTGTTGAAGCACCGCATCATCTACCGGGACGAACGGTTCGCGTTTGTGCACCGCCGGTTCGGGGGCAGTGGGGGCAACGCCGTGTCGCGCTCCGAAGCGCAACACGCGAAGGAGATCGCGTACCTCCGCGCCAAGTGGGGGCCGCACCTGCACGTCCAGCCGACCAAGACCGCCATCCGCCTGGTGGTCGATGTGCCGCGTACCCAGTAGCCGCCGCTCGCCGTCGTCCGTCGCGTCGTCCGTCGCCGTCGCCGTCGCCCGCCGCCTGCCGTCGTCCATTACGCAAACCACCGTAAATTACGGCGATCACGGTAACGACCCGTCACGAACCAGCTTTGAACAGTAGAGGACTTTCAAGGCTCTAGGACGCGGCGCGCCTGGCCCCCATCCTGCCCCCCGAGCCCCCCCGTGAAAACGTCCTCCTGAGGTTTCCTAGGCTGGCTCCCTCCCGGACCCGGCTTGAAAACGTAAAGCGGAAATCAGTCGAAAAACGCCGGATTTCCTAAAGATCTGTTGCAAAAAATAGGCGTTGATTCGCGTTACAACAGGCTTGATTCCGACGATACTAGATACATCGACGGCGACGGCGAACGGCGACGGCGACGGCGAGATGATACCGACGATACGGGGAGCAGGACATGAAACGACAGGCATTCAAAATCGGACAGCAGGTGGCGACGGCGAGCGGCGACATCGGGATCGTGGTCGGCTGGAACCCCAGCACGACGCGGACCGTGAGCGGCGAGCCGGTCTACGTGGTCGCCTTCGGCGATGCGGCAGAGGACGACTACGACGAGGACTACTTCTCGGAGTCGGAGCTGGAGCCGGTCCGATGAGCCCCAAGGTCATCAAGTTAGTCGTCGCGGCGCTCGCAGCGCAGCGCATCCGGAGGGAGGCGGACGTCCGTGGTTGACATCACGAAACAGGGGACGGGTCGGGCGAGCGTGACGGTGAACGGCCAGACGTTCCCGGCGCGGATGGATTCGGCCACCAAGCGGTGGATCGTGACCACTCCGCAGGGGGACCGGTTCACGACATCTCCCAAGTTGCACTCCATCGGCAAGTTGTTCGGGCTGCCGGTGACCATCAACGGGGGCGCACCGAAGCAGCCTCGCGCGCCGCGCGCCGCCAGGGTCGTCGGCGGGCCGAGGCGGCGTCGGCGGGGTTACTGGAGCGGAGCGGCGGCCCCGGCGACGGCGAGTGGGCCGGCCTTCACGACACCGAAACCCAATCGGCGGGACCTGCTGCTCGTGGCTCTCGCGTCGCTCGAGGACGCGTTCGCCGTGAAGCTGGCCGAGCAGGGGATCACGGACGACATTCGCAAGTCCTACGAGCGTTACAAAAAAGTCAAGGCCCTCGCGCTGGGGCCGACCACCACGTCTGCTGCGGCGACCGAGGCGTTCTCGGCCCTCCGCATGTCTGTCATCGAAATGTTGAAGTTGGCTGTTTAACCCGTTCACTGACTGGAGTCTCCCATGAGTACCGCAATCGTTAAGTCGCAGTCCGCCCTCGACCGTCTGAATCGTTCCCTCGAAAAGTCGTCGTTGGACGACTTGGTCCGCAGCAAAACGCGCCGGTCGCTGATGCTCGTCGACGTGTCCTCCTCCATGAACGGGCACATCTCGGCAGGCGGCACCAAGATGGCCGCCATGCGGACGGTCGTCAACTCGCTCCGCGAGACGCATCCGGTGCCGGTGGCGATGTTCGGCGGCTACGGTGTCGCCCTTATCGACGAAGTGCCCTTCGCGGGCAGCGGTGGCACGCCCCTGCACGATGGCATCGAGTACGCCACGCGCGAGGGAGCCACCCACTTGGTCGTCGTGACGGACGGCATGCCCGACTCGCAGGGGGCGGCGTTCGAAGCGGCCCGGGTGTTCGGCGGCGTGATCGATTGCTTCTACATCGGCGACGCCAACCACGAGGGGGCGCAGTTCTGCAAGGAGCTGGCGCGTCGGACGGGCGGCACCGTCAACGTGACCGACCTTGGCCAACCCAAGCAGCTCGCCGGCAAGATCGTCGGCCTCCTCGGGGACGGAGGTGCGCTGTGATCGTCCCCTGCACCTCCTGCGGACAGAACAACCGGTTGCCGATGCAACCGGTTCCCTCCGGCAAGCGCGTGATCTGCGGCCGCTGCAAGGCCGCGCTGCCGGTCCCTCCGACGCCCGATGTGGACGATGACTTGGACGCGTTGTTTCAGGAGGGAGGCCAGCTGTGACGAAGTATCCCTCTCTGTATGCGGCGCTGGAGCCGCATACCGCCGAGGACGGACGGCGCGGACATCTGGTCCGATGCACGGCGACCCGCGTCGAACTCGGGTTCGTGTGGTGGTCGTGCAACGGGTCGAATGTCGTGACGTGGCACTGGCGCACGCTCGGGCGGGTCGGTGAGCGGACGACACAGCGGAATGCCGTGCAGGCGCTCCGCGACATCGCGAACAACGCGCCCGGGTTGCCGTTGTCCGACGAGGACGACGATCCGCCGGCGCGGCCCGAGACACCGAGGCGGGTGTTCCACCTCCCGAGCGAGTCGCCCGCCCCGGCGAAGCACATCGTGTGGGCCGAGCAGCCCGTCGATGTGAACGTGCCCGACTTGACGGCGCGGATCGCCGAGGCCCTCCGGAGGCGGCAGTGACCAAGTTCGCCGCCGACGCACTGACCCGACACGCCCGCGAGGTCGCGGGCGCGTTCGGGGTCCACCTCGTGCTGGACGGGGCCGTGAAACCCGAGGACGCCGTCGCGGGCGTCACCCGCGAGGACCGCCGCCGCGTCGTGATCGCGGCCCCCATCGTGGACGAAACGACCTACGCGGTGGTGCTGCACGAGTTGGGGCACCTCCTCCATCCGGGCGGGTCGGTGCGCACCGCGGCCACTGCGAAGTCCCTCGGGCTGATGCAGCACGAGGAGGAAGCGGCCTGGTCGTGGGCGCGCCACCACGCGCTCGAATGGACCGCCGTCATGGAGACGGTCGCGGAGTGGGCGCTCTCCACCTACTACACGCTCGCGAAGGCCATCGACGCCGCCGACCGACCGACACCGACACCGACTGCGCGGCCGACCGTGCGCGTCAATTCCGACGTGGCGGCGTTCGCGAAAACCGTGAAGTGGAGCAAGTGAGAGATGACGACGAGAACGAGTGACGCGCCGTGGTGGAGCCGACCGGCCTGTTGTGAGTGCGGCTCGCGGCGTGACGACGGCGAGAATGTCGACTACGAAGACCCGACCAGCGAGAGCGGCGTCAGTCGCCGCTTCGTCTGTGCGCCCTGCCTTGATCACTGGGCGGCCCTCGCGAACGAAGCCGAGGTGTGCCCGCGCTGTCACGGCGAGGGCGTCATCGGCGTGGCGTTGCCCTTCCCGTGCCCGGAGTGTGCGTGATGAATAGCTTGGTGCGGTGCCGGTACTGCCCCGGCGCGACAGCGGCCGTGCAGCGCGTCGCCCACACCCCGTGCCCGTCGTGTCGGGCGCGGGTCGCGTTGTTGGCCTGCCCGGAGTGCGGCGGGACGTTGCACTTGGAATCGGCGGCGACGAAGGCCAACACGGCCGTCGTCTTCTGCAATGACTGTGAGTTTTGTTTAGAGGTGACACATGAGTGACGTGCAGTTGTTTCAAACGCGGATGGGGCAGCACTTCTACGACGGCACGATGCCGCGTATTGCCGCGGCCCTCGAAGAAATTGCCAAGGCGCTGGCGGTGATCGCCGCCGCGCAGACGAAGAAGGAGCAGGGGAATGACGAACAACACGAAACCGATTAGTGCCGTGCTCACGGTCCCGTCGTATCGGGCGCATCTGCTGCGGGTGGCCAAGACGCGCCTGGGGCGTCGCCCGTATCCGTCGGCGCTCTGTGGCACGACGCCGGCGAAAGACTCCGATGGGTGGGCAGCGTCGACGAAGTTGCCCGCTTGCCCCCGGTGTGCGGCGGCGGCGGGGCTGACCCCGACACCGCCGAAGAAAACGGCGGCACCGCCGCCGAAGGAACCGGTCGTCGTCGTGCCGCGCCTGGTCGTGGACAAGACGGCGAACGTCTACGAGTCGCGGGTGCTCACCGCGATGGCGCGGACGACGGCCAAGGGGCAGGCGATGACGGTCGCCCAGCAGGTCGGGCGCGATGCGGGCGGCGGCTGGATCATCATCGGCACCGATGGCCACCGGGCGTTGCTCCGGAAAGGCAGCAGCGAGACGAAGACGGCGCACAAGATCACCGAGGCCGGGCCGCCGCGCGCCGGGATCGACCTGACGCCGGAGCTCGAGGGCGCGCTGCGCGCCGTGTGGAAGACGGTGGACCGCAAGCGGCCGACCGTGTGGCTGACCATCGACGGGCGGAAGCGGCGACTGAAGATCGATCCCATCCTCGGCCCCGGCCAGTCGGTCGCGGTCACTGGCAAGCACATCGAGTCGATCCGCCTGGGCGTGAACCTGCGCTGGTTGCTCGACGGCTTCGGCCGGGGCGGTCGTCTGGGCTACGCGACCGGGAAGAACGGCGACCGGTTGCCGTTGGTCCTCGACACGGGCGACACGTTGCGCTACGTGGTGATGCCGGTCGCGTACCCCGCGCCGCGACCCACCCCGTCGCCGACCACCGCACCGGACGCGAAGGAGGCCGCCAGTGTCCATGTGTAGTCAGGTGTTGCCGCTCGGCCAGGTCGTGATGACGCGGGGGGTGGCCCACCGGTTCGTGGACCCGACGCCGTTGGTGACGATCCTCTCGCGGCACGCGACTGGCGATTGGGGGGAGGTGTGCGCGGCGGACGCGCACGCCAACGACGAGGCGCTCGCCGATGGCACACGGGTGCTGTCGGCGTTCACCGTCGACGGGGTCCGCCTGTGGGTGATCACCGAGGCGGACCGGAGTGCGACCACGATCTTGTTTCCCGAGGAGTACTGAGCGTCGATTCCTGTCGCAGGTGACTTGATTTCGACGATAATAGAAGGCGGAACCCGGAGGGGACACGATGCGATTGATGACGGTCCGAAACTACCAGTTGAGTGACGTGGCGAGTGCGCTGCAGAAGGCGATTCGTCGCGGCGATGCGCGACTCGCGGGCTACTTCGCGGTCGAGATGTTCGAGAGTGGGTACGCCGCCTATGCGTGGCGGCGGCTCCTCACCATCAGTGCCGAGGACTGCGCGGGCATCGTGACGACGGAAATCAAGGCCCTCTACGACAGCTGGTCGGTGATCCACGCGGCGAAGAAAGGCGGCGGGCGCATCTTCCTCGCCAAAGCCGTGATCGTGTTGTGTGCCGCGAAGAAGTCGCGGGACGCGGACCACCTCACGAATCTGGTGTACGACCAGCTCGGCGTCAGCGAGGCCGCACTGGAGCGGCAGCTCGCGGAGGCCCGGACGTCGGTCGAGCCGATCCCGGACTACGCGTTCGATGTGCATACGAAGGTGGGGAAGCAGCGCGGGAAGACGAAGGCCGATTTTTTTCTGAGTGAACACGACGCGTTGTCGCCGCGCACGCCGGGGCTGTTCGATGAAGATCTGGAACGACTCCGACGGGGCACGGCGGCGAAGCGGCGTTGACGGAGTAGGACATGCAGTGTGACACTGTCGCGTTGAATATGACGATTACCCCGAAACACGGCGGCGCGCGTGACGGCGCGGGCCGGAAGTCGTTGTTCCGGACCAAGGCGCTGGAGAAGCCGTTCGCGATGGACTTCACGCCGGCCGGCCGCAAGGCGCTCGAGGCGCTCGTGCGGCGCACCGGCTTGAGTCGCAACGCCGTGATCGGCGTGCTGGCGCTGCGCTATGCGGACCGCGTGGTGTTTTTCGAGGGCGCGTCGCCGTACCCCGACAAGGCGCGCTCGGTGTTGTCGATCCGCGTCCCTCGGGAGGCCGGGGCGAAGCTCGCCGCGGCGCGCGTCCGGACGGGGCGGGGCTACTCCGACATCGGGGAGGCGCTGGTCCGGCAGTTCGGCGACAAGGCCACCTTTCCGGCCCCCCCGGGCAGGAGGCCCTAGAATAGGCCCGTTCCGGGGGAGGGGGAGGACTACCCCCCCCGGACGGTGACGTTTCCCAAGGTCCCCAGAGGCCCCCCAACGGCCCTCCAGAAGGCCCCCACCCCATGAAGCGCGGTCCGAAACCTCATCCGACATGGCGCAAGCGGTTGGACGGCAACCCGGGCAAACGCCCTTACAACCCCCGCGAACCGACGCCCCCTGAGCCCGAGGACGCGTTCGACACGCCGCCCCCTGAGGTGGCGGCCATCCCGCGCGCCGCGCTGGAGTGGGCCCGGCTCGCGCCGATGCTGCGGAAGGGCAAGCAGGTCACCGAGGCGGACCGCGCCGCGCTGATTGCCGTGTGCCTGGAGTGGAGCCGCTACCTCGAGGCCATCCACAAGATCACGGCGTCGGGGTTGATCGTGATGTCGCCCAACAACTACCCGATGCCGAATCCCTACCTCGCGATCGCCACCAAGGCGCTCTCGGGCTGCACGAAGCTGTGGCCCGAACTGGGCCTGACGCCGTCGAGCCGCACGCGCGTGCAGGTGCCCGCCGGCGACGACGATCCGTTCGCCGAGTTCGACACGCCGGTGCCGCTCGCGCCGCCCGCCGGCGATCCGACCACGCACTGACTACGCGGTGATCAGGATCGGGTCCTCGGCGACGTTCAGGCCGCCCGCCGCGAGCTTGCGCGCCAGCAGTGCGGCGATCACCGGGTCGATGCGCCCCCGGCTGCGCTTCTTCGTCGGGTAGATGTTGTCCTTGTTGTCGGTCTGCACGACGACGTTCGAGATGCACCACGTCATCAGCGGATCGTCGTTCGCATCGACGAGGCCGTCGAGCACGTCGGCTTCGAAGTCCTTCGCGGGCGCACTCATCTGCTGCAACGTCTGCGGGATTTCGATCACCTCCAAGCCGTCGTCGGCCAGCTCCTTGGCGAGGTTGCCCGCATTCCACGGGTCGAGGCCGATCTGCTGCACGTCGAACTGCGCGGCGGCGTCGAGCACGAGCGCCCGGACGACGGCCTGGTCGATGCGGTTGCCGGGGTTGGTGCGGAGCGACGGCCCGAGCCACGTCAGATACGGCGCACGGTCGCGGTGCGCGCGTTCCTCCAGGGTGTCGGCGGGTGTGAGGCACCACGGCACGATGCGCCACGTCCGCCGCGTCTCGGTCGGCGGGAACACGAGCACGACCGCGGTCAGGTCGATCTTGCTGCTCATGTCGATGCCGATCCAGCAGACCTCGCGCTGCATCTCGGCGAGCGTCCAGTGGCTCTGGCCGCGCCGCCAGCCTTCGAGCGAGAGCCAGGGCGTCAGCATGTTGACCCAGAGGTTGAGCCGCTTCTGCTTGAACGCGGCGGCGGCCGTGGGCATGTGCTGCGCTTTGTGGGCGAGCGCGAGGATGTCGTCGGGCAGGACCGACACGCCGTAGTTCGGGTTTGCCTTCCGCCACGTCGTTTCGGCGAACGGGTCGTCGTCCGGCTCGGCGTGCGCGATGAAGGCGAACAGCGTCTCGTCCACGAGCACGCCGTCGAGGACCTGACACGCGTAGGCGTGCTGGTCGCCGCAGGGCGAGACGGGATCGTTGCCCGCCGTCGTGATCCAGTTGATGAGGGGCTGGAGCCGTGCGCCGGTCGCCGTCTCCATCACGTCGATCATCCCGCGGTCTTTCATCGCGTGCGCTTCATCGATGGTGACCAGCTGCGGGTTGCGGCCGTCGGTGGAGTCCTTGTCCGCGCCCAGCGGTTCGAGCTTCGACGCCGTGTCGTCGCGGTGCAGGTTCGCCATCAGCACCGCAATGCGGGTGCGCAGGCCGCTCGACTGCACGAGCCGCTTGCAATCGTTGAACACGATCTTGGACTGGTCACGTTTGGTGGCGATGCAGTAGCCCTCGGCTCCCGCTTCGCCGTCGAAGAAGGTCACGTAGAGCGCGACGATGGCCGCCTCGAGCGATTTGCCGTTCTTGCGCGGGACCTCGTTGTAGGCCGTGCGAAAGCGCCGCAGCCCGGTGTCGCGGTGGACCCACGCGAACACCGACCCGAGGCGAAACTGCTGGTGTGGCTGGAGCACGATGTACTGGCCCGCCCACTGCCGCCCTTTATAGTGCCGCAGCCGCTGCGCGAAGCGGAAGAAGCGGTCGGCCCGCTCCAGGTCGAAGTGATAGCCGAAGTCCGGGTCCACGCCTTCGCGCGCGCGGTCGCGCAGATGCCGCTCGCACGCGAGCCGGTGGTATTTGCCGGCAGGCACGTCGCCGTTCACGACGGCGTGGGCGTAGGCGTCGATGGCGTTCAGGCGCGGTCATCCCTTCTGCGAGTTGCAGGACGCGCAGAGCGATTGGTGATTGCGGGGATCAAGGCGAGCCCCGCCGTCGCGCAGCGGCACGATGTGGTCGACGACGCGGGCGCGGATGCGTGCCCCGCGTTGGACACAGCGGCTCTGGTCGCTGTGGAGTCGGCCGTCCTGCCGTTGCCCGCACCACGGAAAGCGTGTCAGCCACTCGCGTGCGTAGGCCGCCCAGTCGGCATCATAGCCCCGCGCCGCTGCGCTGGGACGGGCCTGCGCCCGCCGCCGCGCGCACGTCGTGCACCGCCCGACCACGAGGCGGCGACAGCCGGGACAGGGATGCGGCGGCGCGGTGGGCACGTCAGGTTCTCCACACGGCGTCCGGGTCGCGCAGCCGCACGTTCTTCGGGAGGACGGCGACGGTCGTGAGCGTCCCGTCCTTCCGGTGCAGCCGCACGATGGTGCGCCGGTCGGTGTGCCGAACGTAGGTGCCTGGGACATCAAACGTGAAACCGTAGCCGCCCCGTTGCGTCTGCCGGTACCAGATCGGATCGCCGGGCATCATCAGATCGTGCGTCCCTGCAGCAGCCGCACGATCACGAGCACGATCACAATCAGCAGCAACACATGAATCAGGGAGCCGCCGACAGGGACGATGAACCCGCCGAGGAGCCAGAGGATTAGCAACACCACAATCAGCGTTTCAAGCAGTCCCATGTGATCTCTCCATGTCACGTCAGCACCACCGCGTGGACGTCCGTGGTGAGCCGCCACACGACCCCCATGCGTCCGCTCGTCAGCAACCGCCGTTCGCCCGAGTCCACGACGAGGCCCAAGCGGACGAGGTCGCTCCGCCGCTTGCGCGGTGATTCCGCCGCCTGCCGGGAGTCGGGTCGCCCGTAGCGCCGTTCGTACGCGGCGAGGATCTCCTCGTCGGTCATCGGGCGCATCCCGAGGAGCGCGAGCACGCGTTGCTGCACTTCGGTCGCGTCGGTGACGCGGGCCGCGGCCGCGTACGAGGTGTCAGGGTCCGTCGTGCGCGCGTGTTCGTGTGGGCGGAAGTCCGGCCATGCGGTGTCCGCCGCCGCTTCGACGCGCCCCTGCTGCCCGTTGCAGCGCAGGCTGTGGAGCAGGTCGTCGCCGTCGTCCTCGCCGCAGAACCTACAGATCATTTCAGCCTGTCAAGAAAAACCGTCGTATACGTCCCGTGCCGTCGTATACGTCCCGTGCCGCCCGGTGGTGCCCAGTGGTGCGGCGTCTGGGAATATCCGCAAAATATCCGGACGCCTTGGAAATCGGGTTTATCGTCATATCCAAAAGGAGGCAACGATGCCAAAGCGCAAGCGCAAGCGTCCCAAGGACACGCGCAAGCGTCCCGCGGTGAACGTCGACTTTGGAGTGGAGGGGTACGACAGGATCTTTCTGTTGGCGCAGTCGGAAGGTATATCGATGGCCGCGTTCGTTCGGAACGCGACGAATCTCGTGGTTCGCGTTCGTCTGAGTGACCTTCACGAGAACTTCGTAACGGAAGAACAGAAGAAGCGCGACGCCGAGCTGGACGCCGAGCTCGCCCGCCTGGAGGAAGGATATCGATATTGCATCGGCCTGTTGGGCCCCGGTTTTAGCAACGCCATCCCGACGAGAGACTGAGGAGGAGTCATGGTTATTTCGTATGCGGCCTATCTGCAAACGGCTGCCTGGCGCGAGCGCGCCGCAGAGGCGAAGCGCCGCGCGGGCGGCACGTGCGCTCTGTGCCCTTCGACGCTGGAGTTGGAGGCGCATCACCGCACGTATGCTCGCGTCGGTCACGAACTTCCGACCGACCTCGTGGTCCTGTGCAACCGATGTCACCGCCGCCACCACGGTACGTTTGATGAGTGCTGGGAGCGACAGTTGATGCTGCCGTTCGTCGATTTGTCCGAAGCTGCGTAACGGTGTCATCACCATTCGCCTCGCGTCACCGCGTCGTTGATCGCGCCGATGTCGACGGGCGCATCGGCGACCCGGAACTGCTTGGCCCACGCGTCGAAGTCCGACCGCTTCACGAGGATCTTGCGTTCGATCTGGTAGTACGGCAGCGGATGCACCGGGTGGTGGAGGTAGGACTGGAGCGTCCGCTTCGACAGCCCGCTGTAGGCCACCAGATCCGCGAACGTGAGATAGCCGTCGAAGGTCAGCGATTCCATGACACGCCCAAGTCGCGAAGGCGGCGCACCAGATGCACCGTGAGGTTGAATGCCGCGTCGCCGTCCCCGAGCGCAATCGCCGAGCGGATGGCGGCGAACCACGAGTCACGAATCCGACGATGGGCGGCGGTCATCGCTAGGGGTGCGCCTCCACCGCGCGTGGCCGGTCCCCCGTGCCATTGAAGGGGAGCACCGGGTCATTGGGCATGAACGTGAGGAACCGCTGCCGC